TGAAGATGATTCTACAGCTTTAGTGAGAGGAACTAGATTCTTAGATGAGCATAAGCCTTCTGAGAAAACCATGAGAGACTTTAATGACTCTAAGATACATAAGACTGCTGTAGATAAAGATGATCCAGCTATGGATGATTTTATATTGTTAGATAAAAAAGGTCTAATAGACATAGTTATTATGGATGGAGTAGGATGCGAAAAGTTTGCATATCATGCATGGGTAAAAGCTAATGAAATAGTCGAAAGAAAATCAGGTGGAAGATGCTATTGTGTATCTTGTGAAGTAATGGAGCATGGAGCTAATTCAGCTATTTATAGGAGAGAACCAAATGACAGTTGAAAATGATAAACAAATAGGTTATAATACAGCTATGACTGATAATAAAGTACATGAGCTATATTGGAAGATGATAAAAGAGAAAGGCTTACGAGCCTGGTCTAATGATAATATAGCAGAAATTCTTACCGAGTCTGGTAGAGATAAGCTTATAGACGAAGTATCGGAAGCATTTGAAGAAGTGCTTACTAGATTACTTATTGATTGGAAGAACGACCCTAATGCTATGGGTACTCCTAGACGTTTAGCTAAGATGTATATTAACGAGCTAATGAGAGGTCGTTATTTTGAGAAGCCTGCTGCTACTGCATTCCCTAATGAAGATGATAATAAGTATGATGGAATGTTAGTAGTAAGATCTGAACTTAGATCTATGTGCTCTCATCATCATCAACCTGTAGTTGGTATAGCTTATATTGGTATTATACCTGATAAAATGGTTATAGGATTATCAAAGTATACTAGAATAGCTCAATGGGTAGCTAGAAGAGGTACTTTGCAAGAACAATTATGTAATGAAATTGTAAAAGAGCTGCAAGCTGCAACTGGGACTCAAGACCTAGCTGTTTATATTCATGCAGTTCATGGTTGTTGTGAGAATAGAGGTATTATGGCTCATTCTTCTCTAACCCAGACTACCGTACTCAAAGGTAGATTTAATGATGCTGATGTTAAGAAGGAGTTCTTCGATGATATCATGCTACAACAGCAGTATGCTGGAGGAAAAGGATAATGAGTATTGAACAGAAACCTGTAGAGGTTAATAAAGTAGATCTTAGAGATGAATTACTATCAGCTAGTAAACAATTATTTACAGCTAATATCTCTAAGCACGTTTTGAATGTAGAAGTATTATTACAAAAGCAAGTTGGTGTAGCTGACCATCCTGATATAATGTCTTCTTTAGAGCATGAGTTTAAACAAATAGCTGAATACAAAGAACTAGTAGATATAGTAGAAAATTATTTCGAATGAGAATAGCCCACGAAGCACCTTTAGATATAATCGATAAGGTCAGTGAAAGTACTGACTATGATTATGCATTAGTTCATCTTTTTGAAGAACTCCCTGCATACTATAATCACTTCGTAGAAGCTAAAAAGAAAGGTAGATATACTATTCTAGACAATTCAATTTTTGAGCTTGGTGAGGCTTTCAATGCGGATGAGTTTGCTGCTTGGATAAAGCAATTAAAACCTTCTGCTTATATCGTACCAGATGCATTGGAACAGAAAGATACAACAATTAAGAACTTTAGTTCATGGATGGAACGATATAAAGACTTACCAGGTCTCAAAATTGGTGTTGTTCAAGGTAAAGATTGGGATGAAATAATCGAATGCTATAATTATATGAATGAAAATGCAGATATAATTGCTATATCATTTGACTATAGTTATTATGAAGATTTATTTCCTGATGAAGAGAATAAATACGTTTCATGGATGAAAGGTAGGCAAAAATTACTTAGTGATATGTTAGATAAGAATATAATAAACACTGAGAAAGATCATCATCTATTAGGAGCTGGTTTACCTCAGGAGTTTACAGCATATAAAGAGTATGACTGGATTGATACTATTGATACTTCTAACCCTGTAGTGCATGGTATAAAAAATATTAAGTACGAAGAATTAGAAGATGGAGTATTTGGTTTAAATGATAAAGAGTCAGTTAAATTGTTTACTTTAATGGAAGAAAAGGTTGAACATCAGTATAGTGTATTCTATAATATGTTAAAGTTTAGAGAAAATATATGTGGGTAGCAATTTTTAGTCATTCAGGAAGCGAACTAGCTTCAGTTATAGATACGTTAGGTAAAGAGCCTGATCATATAGTTACTAATCAATTTGAAGTTACTAAAATTGATGAGCGTTTAAGAAGTAAAGTATCTTATATGGAAGCAAAAGATATACATGATTGGTTAATTGCTTGCGCTGACGATGATCCTCTTGTAACCTTGCATGGTTATAATAGAATTGTACCTGAAGCTGCTATATCTAAGACTATGTATAACGTTCATCCTGGTGATACTATTAAGTATCCTGAACTAAGAGGTAAAGATCCTCAGAAGAAAGCTTTAGAGCTAGGCTTAGATAGTACTGGTGTTGTTATTCATCAAGTAGATGAAGGTGTAGATACTGGTGAAACTCAAATGGTAGCTGTTCATGGTATTAAGAAAGGTATAAGTGAGAAAGATTTGATAGAAGAATTAAGACAACTGGCTATAAATTTATGGTCATCATTTTTGATAGGTAAAGTATGAAGATAGGAATAACTGGTGCTCAATCAGTAGGTAAGACTACTTTACTTAACGCGTTAAGGTCTGAGAAAAAATTTAAGACGTATGCTATATGCGATGAAGTGACTCGAGAGCTTATTAAATTAGGACTAGATATAAATGAAGCTGGTTCTGACTTAACGCAAGAACTAATCATGCAAAAGCATGTATTCAATGTATTCATGTATAATGATATGTTAACTGATAGAACTGCCTTAGATGGATTAGTATATACTGCTTATTTACATCTACATAAAAAGGTTAGTAAAGATACTCTTGATATAGTAAAAGCTATCTACGATAAAATTATACATGAATATGATTATATATTTTATATACCACCTGAGTTTAAAATAGTAGATGATGGTGTGAGATCAATTGACCCTAGCTTTAGAGATGAGATAGTAGAATTATTTGAAGGCTATATTAGTGAAATGCCTAGAGAGATAGTTAGAGTATCTGGATCTGTTAGAGAAAGACTAGATCAAATAATGAAGGTAATAAAATGAAAAAATTAGATAAAATTGTTAGTAAGCATTTAGGTAAGGCAGGAGACGGCTCTATAGTTAAGCCTTATGTTACTCCTGATAGAGCTGATAAAAGCTTGCTTGTTCCGGTACCAAGAGTACTTAATAGAGAAGAATATAATATTAATGAAGATGATTTACCATTTGTAGGTTTTGATACCTGGAACTGTTACGAAGTATCATTTTTATTAGATAATGGATTCCCTGTTAGCGGTGTAGTAAAAATAGTATACCCATCTGATAGTGAATGTATAGTTGAATCTAAATCGTTAAAGTTATATCTTAACTCATTTAATATGCATAGGTTTGGTAATAGTTTAACTAGAGCTATAGTCAAAGCTAAGCAAATGATAGAAGATGATCTAAGAGATGCTTTAGAGTGTGATGTAGATGTTTGGTTCCATTATGATGATGAGAATGAACTACCTGCTGCTCCTATCAAAGGTCATTTTGTTAGATTAGAGTCTCTTATAGAACAAGATGATATAGAATTTGTTGAATACGAAGAAGATCCTAAAATATTAGAGCATGCTCCTATGCTTGGCTTTATGCCTTTCCAGGTTACATCTAGTGCATTAAGATCTAATTGTAGAATTACTAACCAGCCTGATTGGGGTGATGTATATATTCATATAGAAGGAGAAGATTGTGTTACTCCTGAATCTCTTATGAAGTATATAGTTAGTATGAGAAAAGAGAATCATTTCCATGAGGAAATATGTGAGTGTATATTTAAAAGACTAAGAGATATATTAGAAGATGATACTGAAATATTAGTAGCATGCTTATATACTAGAAGAGGTGGTATAGATATTAATCCTATCAGAGCTACTTCGCAAGATCTAATAGATAAGATAGCTTCTACTTTAGTTGAGGCAGATATACCTCATAGAAAAACAGCGAGGCAATAATGAGCGAAACATTTTTAAGTGAATATATGGACGGTGAAAAAACAGCTAGAACTTTCGTAGAGAATGGTTGTTATGGAGCTGTATTTTTTATAGACGGAAAAGAAGTTGCAAAGGAAACATATCCTGGTAAAGCAGAGATATGGGCAGAGAATGCAGCAGAGAATTATGTAATGGGAATAAAGGTATTAAATGAATCTAACTGAAGCTTTAAATAATTTACCTGATACTAATCAGAATGTATTAGCAGTACTTTCAGGAGGACTTGATTCTTCTGTTATGACTATGATGCTAGTAGAAAAATATGGTAGAGATAGAGTATCTGCTGTAAGTTATGATTATGGTCAGAAGCAGAGAGTAGAGTTAGAGAAAGCTTTTGAACTATGTAACAAACTTGGTATACGTCATAAGATACTTGACTTAAGTATTCTTGGCGATATAGCTAAACCTATGTCAGCGAACATAGGTGGCACAAGCGTGGAAATGCCAGATATAAAAGACGTCCTTGGCGACCCGCAGCCACCTACCTATGTACCTTTTAGAAATCTGATTATGTTATCTTTAACTATGTCAGTAGCAGAAGTTGCTAAAGCTTCTCATGTCTTTACTGGACTGCAAGTTCATGATGAATATGGTTACTGGGATACGTCTCAGAAGTTTGTAGATAGTCTTAATGCAGTTGCTAGTCAGAATAGAACCTTTAAAGTAGAAATAGTAGCTCCTTTTAGTCAGCTAAGTAAAAAGCAAGAAATTGAAATAGCTGAAGATATGGGTAAATTAGAGTTGCTTTCCAGTACTATAACATGCTATAATCCTGATGGAGATAAGTCATGCGGTACATGTCCTTCATGTGCTGAAAGAGTAATGAATTTTATAAAGGCAGGTCATAAGGATCCTATACCTTATGTTGACTCCTTTGATTGGAGTCTAGCTGTCTCGAAACATGAGATTAGTTAAATATGTGTGCAATATTTGGATCGTTTGAAGTTAATAAACTCAAGGAGTTAGCTTTATTAAACTCTTATAGAGGTGAAAGAAGCTTCTCAGTATCTGAATATAGCCCGAACACTAAAAAGTTGCTAACGAAGCAGAAATGTATGGGGCGGTTTAGCTTAGATAATGTTGAGCTAACAGCTGGGATGTATTACGTCGCTCACATCCAAGCTCCTACTACCGAGGCTTCGGCCATAGAAAGTATTCATCCTAGCGATCGTAACGATGGACATGATCTTCTATGGCACAACGGTATTCTAAAAGAGAACTTTGTTGAAGAGATGCAAAGTGCTCTTTCCAGTGACCTTAAATGGGATACTGGTTTACTTCATGATTGGTTGATTGAAGATAAATCTCTAAACGACGTAGATGGAACGTTTGCTTGCTTAAGATATGTAGACGGAGATATAAAAGTATTTCGTAACGAAATTTCTCCTCTATTTGTTGATAGTAAGCTAAATATTAGTAGTACCAAATTCCCTGGTGCTGAACCTTTAATTCCGAATAAGATATGGACTTTGGACTTTAAAGAGTATATAATGAATGAAGGGCCTAGCTTTACCACAAAAGAGAACCCTTACTACTTTGGATAAATTATGAAGAATATCGCAAGTGATAAAAATGAATCTAAACTATCGAATGTCTTACCTCAAGATATTCAACCTAATGCAGTCGATCTAAGACTTGATAAAATATTTGAACTTAATCATAAAGACTTTGTTTTAGACGAAGATCAAAAATTGCATAGAGGCAGTAAAGTGCTCGTGTCCGATGAGGATGGATACTTTAATCTTAAACCTGGCTCTTACGAAATAACTTTTCAGAATATTGTAACTATAGCTCCTGGTGAAGCAGGATTTGTTATTACAAGATCAACTTTAAATAGAAACGGAGTGTTTATAACTTCAGGACTATATGACTCAGGGTATCAAGGAGTCATGGCAGGTGCATTACATGTAAATGGTGGCTTGTTTAGAGTTAAGAAAGGAACTAGACTCGGTCAGTTCTTATTATTTGATGCCGAAAGTCTTAAACTATATGATGGTGATTATGGTTTATCGAAAGAACATGATAAAAAATATATTTAGGAGTATATAATGTTAGTAGACCCAATTAAGCACGTTAACGGTGTAGATGATTCTACTGGTTTTTCAGTACCAGTTAACGCTAAAACAATAAGAGGATTTCAAGGTAATCCTTTTGTTATTACTGATGATCAAAAGCTCGAAAGAGAAACTTATGAAATACAGACTATGATTGATCCTGGTGACCCAGATAAGAAAAGAGAGATCTATCATATGTTCCCTGGTAGTTATGAATTTACTAGTGACGTATATGCTAATGTGCCTGAAGGGCATGTTGGTTATCTAGTTACACCTACAGAGATGTTAGCTGGTGGTTGTAGCGTAGTAAGCAGTTTACTAGAACCTGGCTATAAAGGATTAATATCTGGTCAACTTATTATAAATGGTGGAGAAGCTTTTATTCAGCCTGGATCAGAAGTAGCTGAATTAGTAATAGTCAAAATAGGTGAGTAATGGAATTACAAGTTAAAATAGAAGAGCTGCAGAAGAAGAAACTCTTTGTAGCTGCTCCAATGTATGGAGGCCAGTGTGCTGGAATGTTCTGTAAATCTACTAACGATCTAGCAGCTGTGGCTAGAGCTCATAATATTGAGGTAAAATTTTACTATCTCTTTAATGAGTCTCTTGTGACGAGAGCCCGTAACTATTGTGTAGATGAATTTATGAGATCTGATTGTACGCATCTTATGTTTATCGATAGTGATATAGGGTTTAATGCTAATGATGTTATTGCTTTGTTAGCTATGTCAGATGGTCATCCAGATATTAATAATGGTGATCCTTTTGATATCTTATGTGCTCCTTATGCTAAGAAATGTATATCATGGGAAAAGGTTAAGCAAGCTGTTGATCAAGGAGTAGCTGATGAAGATCCTCAAGTACTAAACAAGTTTGTAGGTGATTATGTATTCAATCCTGTGCAAGGTAATAACCAGATTAGACTAGATGAACCTCAAGAAGTTTTAGAAGGTGGAACTGGTTTTATGATGATTAGAAGAGCAACGTTTGAAAAATATAGAGATGCTTATCCTCAATTATGGTATAAGCCTGACCATGTAAGAACAGCAGAATTTGATGGAAGTAGAGAGATTATGGCCTACTTTGATGCTATAATAGATGATAAGAATCTAAATGTAGTAAACGAAGTTACAGCTTTCTACAATAAGAATCCTGAAGCAGGTAAGAAAGAAGTATTAGAATTCTTATCAGAAAAAAGAACTGGTGAAGAAAGAAAAGAATACTCTAATAGATATTTATCTGAAGATTATATGTTCTGTCAATGGGCTAGAAATATAGGACTTAAAGTCTGGTTATGCCCTTGGATGGAACTTACTCATGTAGGGTCTATGATCTTTGGTGGCTCATTAAGAGACTTAGCTTCTGTAGGCGCTAGTGCTACTGCTGATGAATCTAAGATTAAAAAGAAAACTGTAGCTGAAACTTCTAAAAAATAAAAGGATATTATATTATGCAATTAAGTGAAAATACTATGAATGTTCTAAAGAACTATTCTCAAATTAATCCTTCTATTCAGTTTAAAGCTGGGCAAGTATTATCTACTGTATCACCTCAAAAGACTGTTATGGCTAGAGCTACTATTGAAGAAACATTTCCAGGTGAAGGAGCTATTTATGACTTAAATAGATTTCTAGGAGTGTTATCTTTGTTTGATGAGCCTGAATTATTCTTTAGCGATCAGAAAGTAACTGTTCAAAAAGATAAAAAGAAAATAAATTATACCTATGCTGATCCTCAGATGATTATTACTCCTCCTGAGAAAGAAATAAACTTTCCTTCTCCTGAAGTATCTGTAGATATATCGTGGGCTGAAATGCAACAGGTGCTTAGAGCAGCTTCTGTAATGGGTCTACCTGAGATAGCTATTATAGGAAGTTCAGGAGAGATAGCTTTAAGTGCTATTGATTCTTCTAATCCTACCGCTGATGTTTATTCTAGTGAGGTAGGAGAAACTAAAGATGAGTTTCAATTTATATTTAAAGTTGAGAATCTAAAGTTAATGAATTATAATTATATAGTAGAGATATCTGAAAAGGGTATCGCTAAATTTTCTTCAAGTAATTCATATGGTCCTAAAATGGAATATTGGATTGCTACTGAAGCTAAATCTAATTTTGAGAGAGGAGACTAAAATGTATATAGAAGAAGGACAAGCTGTACCTGCTGTTACTTTTAAAGTAAGAGAGTTAGGTGAATGGAAGCAGGTAACATCTTATGAGCTATTCGGTCATAAAAGAGTAGTTCTATTTGCATTACCAGGTGCTTTTACTCCTACATGTTCATCTAAACAATTACCAGGATATGAAGAGAATCATGAGAACTTTATTGGTCTTGGTATAGATGAAGTATATTGCTTATCAGTTAACGATACATTTGTAATGAATGCTTGGGCTGAGCAGCAAGGAATAACTAAAGTAAAGATGATACCTGATGGTTCAGGTGAATTTACTGATGGTATGGGAATGTCAGTATGTAAAGATAATTTATGTTTTGGTGTGAGAAGCTGGCGATATGCAGCTGTTATTGATAATGGCGTTCTTGTCAAACTATTTGATGAGCCCGGGCAAGAAGATGATCATCCGGAAGATCCGTATGGTGAATCATCTCCTGAGTCTGTTCTTGAATGGCTTGAAAAGACTGCCTAAAATGAGTTTTATATTATGCAACAACGTGACGAATTTTTGTTCGTGGAGAAGTATCGTCCACGTAAAATAGATGATACTATATTACCTTATGAGTTAAAGACTGTATTTAAAGAGTTTATAGCTAATAATAATATTCCTAATCTAATATTATCGGGCGGGCCTGGTGTCGGTAAAACTACTGTCGCCAGAGCTATGCTCGAAGAGATTAATGCTGATTATATTATTATAAACGGCTCCTTATCTGGTAATATTGATACGCTAAGAACTGAGATTATGCAATTCGCATCTTCGGTCTCTTTTCAAGGTGGTCGTAAATATGTTATACTAGATGAAGCTGATTACTTAAACGCTAATTCTACTCAACCTGCTCTTCGTAACTTTATGGAAGAGTATTCTAAGAACTGTGGTTTTATTCTTACTTGTAATTTTAAGAATAGAATCATATCTCCTCTGCATAGCAGATGTTCTGTTATTGACTTTGATATAAAAAATGCTGAGAAGCCTAAGCTTGCTTCTGAGTTCTTTGAAAGATTAAAAAAGATCTTAGAGATGGAAAGTATTGAGTATGAAGATAAAGTAGTAGCTGCTTTTATTCAAAAACATTTCCCTGATTGGAGAAGAATCTTAAATGAGATTCAAAGGTATAGTGTTGTTGGTAAAATAGATGCTGGTATACTTTCTAATCTTCAAGAAGTTTCTATAAAAGATCTGATGAATAATATGAAAGCTAAAAACTATACTAATGTACGTAAGTGGGTAGCTGAAAATATTAATAATGATACTAATACTATCTTTAGAAAGCTATATGATAAGTCTGGTGACTTGTTTAAAGCTCAGTCTATACCTCAGCTATGTTTAATACTTGCTGACTATCAATATAAGGCTGCTTTCGTAGCGGATCATGAAGTAAATTTAGCTGCTTGCTTAGCAGAAATAATGGTGAATTGTGAATTTAAGTAAAATATTTAAAAGAAAACGTAGACGTGATAGCAATGTACTATCTGTTATAGAAGCTTATGAGAGACGTGAGGAGAAGGGGGCTAAGAAGTATAATACTACCACAGATAGAAACGATTTATCTTTCTTAGCTTGGCTTACTCATTTGCAAGAAGAGTTGATGGATGCAACTATCTATATAGAAAAATTGAAAAGCGAATATAAAGACAATGAGTGACAATCCTTTTGAATTTATAAATTCAGTTTCATTTAAGAAAAATAACTTACTTAAAGATGGATACGCTGAAAAAGACTATCCAGGCTTTCTAGTGAATAAAGGACTTTCTTTGTATGCAGATACTATTTTATATGCTAATGAAATAAATAGGAGACCTTGGATAGATAATAAGCTCGCATATGATTATTACCTAAATAGTATTAGACCTCGAAAGAGATACAGTAAATGGTTCAAGAAAACAAAGAACGAGGATTTAGAACTATTAAAAGAATATTATAAGTGTAGTGAGTCTAAAGCTCTCGAGTATCTAAATATCCTATCAGAAACTCAATTAGAAAAACTGCGCAAGAGATTAACAAAAGGTAATAAATAATGAACGCAGTTTCAAATATGGTTGAGGTATTACTAGAAAAAGAAGACGACTTTCTTAAAGTAAGAGAGACGTTAACTAGAATAGGCGTAGCATCTAGAAAGACAAATACTTTATTCCAATCATGTCATATACTACATAAACAAGGCAAATACTACATAGTTCACTTTAAAGAACTATTCGCATTAGATGGTAAACCTTTTACTTTTTCAGAAGAAGATCAAGGCAGAAGAAATTCAATTGCTAACCTATTAGATGAATGGGGCTTAGTAAAACTTGTTGATAAAAGTAAATCAAGTGACCCAGTTGTTCCAATAACAAAAATTAAGATAATTCCATTCAAAGAAAAGCAGGATTGGGAACTTATTGCAAAATATAATATTGGAAAAAAGAAGTAGTTTTTGCTTGACATTCCTTAATTAAAGCCTAAATATATATAGAAGGCGCCGATAACGGGTCTTCAATTTAACTTGCTTATTTAAGGAGATAAAATGAATAAGATCAATCCGTTTGATAGTTTCTATCAACACTCAATTGGGTTAGACCAACTAATAGAAGAACTAACCTCCACACGTTTAACTAATAATACTAATTATCCACCCTATGACATCATAAAAGAAGATGATGAAAATTATCTTATAAAGATGGCTATTGCTGGATTTGGTAAAAAAGATATAGACATTTCTCTAAGAGAAAATAATCTCTCTGTCGTAGGAGAGATGAAAGATAAAGAAAAAGCCAATACAGTTTGGAATGGAATATCATCAAGAGGCTTTCATAAAAACTTTGTTTTAGCATCTGATGTAATAGTGAAAAGAGCTGATGTCGAAGACGGAATCCTTACTATAAAACTCGAGAAGTTTATTCCAGAGGAGAAGAAACCTCGCACTATTGAGATAGGAAAAGATGTTTCAATCAAGACATTTTTAGCTGAATAAAATAACTAAAGTTATTTTGAGGGAAGTGTCAGGCTTCCCTTTTTTATGAGCTAAATATCTGCGTATAACGCATATTTATAATAAAATATTAATGAGGTTTATAATTAAATGACTGAATTGGTCGGAAAGATATTCAAAAAAACTAGAAAAGTTAGTAACCATGACTTAACATCTATGGGCGAACTTACTATTCTTATTTTGACTTTTATATTTTGTATCTATGCTGTTTCACCTATGTTTAATTAAGGATTTAAAATGAAAAAGTATTTTAGCATATTAGTGCTATTTGGATTTATTTCTAATGCTTTTGCTGATGATTGGAGAATGAGAAAGTTTGACTTAGATCAAGATGGATTCATAAAAAGGTCAGAGTTAATGGCTGTCGGTTGTAACTATAAAGTAGTTAAACTAGAAAAAGGCTTATTTAACTATGCTGATAAAAATGATGATGGTTTACTAGATAAAAGAGAAGCAAGAAGTGCTTCTAATTATATCTTTAGATCAAATTGCCCTAAGCATCCTAAACCAGTTTCAATAAGAGGATGAAAGAAGAAAAACTTTTGCAAATAGCAAATCTCTCACCCAGTGAAAGCTGGGTGGAGAAACTCGTTGAAGTACATCCTATGAAGCAAGTATTCTGGGCATCTATTATTCAAATAACCGTATTTGGCTTCATGCTTTTAGCATTTTGGACTATAGGCCTGTTCGTATAAATAAATATTTAAACAGGAGAAACCATGGCTATACAATTAGAAGTATTAAAGTTAGAAATGGACGAACATATAGGCGGATCTGCTACTGACGAACTGGCTGCTGCAGCTGAAAAAGCTGTTAGTGATCAAATAGCTGATTGGGCTTCAGTTCCATCAGTAATTCAACACGCTCTTATCATATTAGAAGGTAAAGACAATCTTACAGCCCCTGAAATAGCTGCTGTAGATTCTGCTGATTGGGAAACTTTAAAGACAGAACTAGATGCTAGAACATCTATGGATGCTGGCTTTATTGCTTACCTTAAACAACGTGTTGGACTTATATCAGACAATCTAGAAGAAGGCACAATAGTAGAGCATAACTAGTTGAATCTATACTCATAAGAGTATATAATAAATATATTATGATGCGGGTAACTACTATTGAAATTCTATACTAACGTTCAAATTCGAGGATCAAGAATCCTTCATAGAGGCTACGAGGACGGCAAACGTTTTAGTTATGCTGAGCCTTGTAGACCTTATCTATTTACAGGTCCCGTTAATTACGATACTGGTTATACTACTTTAAAAGGTCAGTACGTAATGAAAAGGGACTTTGATAACCCTCATCACGCTCAAAAATATATACAAGAAAATAAAGATATAAAAGGTAAGAATACTTATGGCTTACCTATGTTTGCATATACTTATATTAATGATAACTATAAAGGTGAGATAAAGTATGATGCAGATACTATTAGAACAGTTTATATAGATATTGAGGTCGCTGCTGATGAAGGATTCCCTGATATACAAAAAGCAGATAAAGAAATAACTGCTATAACTTTGCAGTTTAACGATCAAATTATTGCTATAGGAGGGCAACCTTATACTCCTAAACAAGAAACCGTTAAGTATATTCAAGCTACTGATGAAGCTAATTTATTAGTCCGTTTCTTAGATTGTTGGCAAGCAATAGACCCAGATATAGTTTCAGGATGGAACGTAGAGTTCTTTGATATACCTTATATTATTAACCGTATATCTAATATATTAGGTGATGATATGGCTAAGAAGCTTTCACCTTTTGGTCAGCTAAGAGAAAGAGAAGTTTTTATAGCAGGAAGACCTAATCAAGTATATGATCCTTTAGGTATATCTATATTAGACTATATGCAATTATATAGAAAGTTTACTTTTGTAATGCAAGAGTCTTATCGACTTGATCATATTGCTCACGTAGAGTTAGGAGAACGTAAGCTTGATTACTCTGAGCATGATAGTTTATTTGATCTTTATAAGCATGATTGGGAAAAGTTTATTGATTATAATATTTTAGATACTGAATTAGTTAAACGATTAGATGATAAACTTAAACTTATAGAGCAAGTATTTGCTATTGCTTACGATGCTAAAGTTAACTATCAAGATACCTTTACATCTGTTAGGATGTGGGATCTTATTATCCATAATCATTTACTAGATAAAAATATTGTAGTACCTCAGTTTAAGAAAGTAGATAAAGAAAGAGCTGCTGAAGGTGCTTATGTTAAAGATCCTCAGGTGGGAATGCATAATTGGGTTGTATCATTCGATCTCAACTCATTGTACCCGCATTTAATTATGCAATATAATATCTCACCTGAGACTTACGTTGGTAAGTCTGGAAGGGCTCCTTCTATAGAAGAGATACTTGAAGGTGCTTGGAATAATAATACTCTTAATAACGCTATAGAAGAAAATTGTTCTATATCTGCTAATGGAGATTATTATACTAGAGACTTCGAAGGCTTCTTACCTAAACTCATGCGTAAGATGTATGATGATAGAGTAGTATGGAAGAATAGAATGATTGAAGCTCAGAAGAAGTATGAAAAGACTCCTACTAAAGCTTTAGAGAACGAAATCGCTCAATGCCATAATATGCAGATGGCTAAAAAGATTCAACTTAACTCAGCTTATGGCGCTTTAGGTAATGAATACTTTAGATGGTTCGATATGAATAATACTGAATCGATTACTAAAGGTGGTCAGCTATCTATACGCTGGGCTGAAAATATAATTAATAATTTACTTAATAAAACTTTAGGAACTGAAAATGAAGACTACGTTATTGCGATTGATACGGACTCGTTATACATTAATATGGCACCGCTTGTACATAAAGTCTTTCCAGATGGCGCAGAGACTAAGCGAATCATCGATTTTCTTGATAAGTCCTCTGCTGAGATACTTGAACCAGAAATTGAAAAGGGTTATGGAAAACTTGCGACCTACGTAAACGCTATGGAAAATAAGATGTTTATGAAGCGAGAAAATATAGGTAATAAAGCTATATGGACTGCTAAGAAAAGATATATCATGAACGTCTTTGATTCAGAAGGAGTAAGATACGCAACTCCTAAATTAAAGATGATGGGTATAGAAGCTGTTAGATCTTCTACTCCGTCAATGGTAAGAAAATATATTAAAGAAGCTCTTGATGTAATAATGGAAAAAGATCAAGATGCTATTATAGAATTTATAGAACAAAAGAGAGAAGAGTTTAGAAAGTTACCTTTCGAAGAGGTTGCTTTTCCGAGAGGATGTAAAGGGCTTGCTAAATATTCTGACGCCGCAATGATTTATAGGAAAGGAACTCCTATTCATGTCAGAGGCGCTCTAATGTATAATCATCTACTTAACGAGAAAAAGATAGATCGTTTTCAACCCGTTCAAGAAGGTGATAAGGTGAAATTCTGTTATTTAAAACTACCTAATCCTAGTAGAGAGAATGTGATAGCTGTACCTAATACGCTTCCTAAGCCGTTAGGTTTAGATAGTTATATAGATTATGATATGCAATTCGATAAATCATTTCTTGAACCGATGAAGACTATAATTGAAAAGATAGGCTGGGTAGTTGAAAAACAACAGAACTTAGATTTATTTTTTCAATAAGGAGAACATATGGCAAATAACGACTTTTCATTTGACTTTGGTTTTTCAGCTATGGATGCTGATGAGCTAGAAGCAGTACAAGAAGTAAAAGCAGAGGCTCAGACAGCCAGTGCTACAGCTTCCGATCTAGAGGATAGATTCAACAAATTATATAATATGGTAATTCCTCTCTTAAATAATCTTAAACAGAATCCTGAAAAAGATTATATTTACTGGCCTAAAAGGTTAGATAAAATAGAACAATTTAACGATGCTCTTGATAAAGTTTATAAAGGAAGTTGACTTTAGACTAGAAGTATCATATAATAAAGATATTTGGAGAAATTATGAGTGATTTTTTTAGAAACTTAGTTGAAGATCTTAAAGATGAAGATACTGTAATTGCAGCTGATGGTACGGGTAGTGCTGAATATACTGGCTCTATCGATACAGGTAGTTATATATTAAATGCAGCATTATCAGGGTCTATTTACGGAGGTGTTCCTAATAATAAAGTAACTGCATTTGCAGGTGAATCTGCTACTGGTAAGACCTTCTTCGTATTAGGAGTTATACAGAACTTCTTGAAGAATAATCCTGATGCAGGTGTTGTATATTATGATACTGAAGCAGCTGTTACTAAAGAGATGATGGAATCAAGAGGTATAGATACTAATAGAGTTATCTTAGCTGAACCTGATACTATTCAAAACTTTAGAACTCATGCTCTTAATGTTATAGATAACTATAGCAAGCAACCTATAGATAGAAGACCTCCTATGATGTTCGTACTTGACTCTCTCGGACTATTGTCTACTACTAAAGAGATGGAAGATACCGCTGACGGTAAAGAGACAAGGGATATGACTAAGGCTCAGGTTATAAAAGCTACTTTTAGAGTATTGACTCTTAAGCTAGCTAAAGTAAAAATACCTATGCTAGTTACTAACCATGTTTACGATGTAGTAGGATCATATGTACCTATGAAAGAGATAGGTGGAGGTTCAGGCCTTAAGTATGCTGCGTCTACTATTGTAATGTTAGGTAAAAAGAAAGATAGAATAGGAACTGAGCTAGTAGGTAATATAATTAAAGTTACTATGCATAAGTCAAGACTATCTAAAGAAGGTAGTAAAGTAGAAGTTAAACTATCTTTTGAGACTGGTTTAAATAGGTACTACGGGCTTTTAGATTTAGGCATTAAGTATGATATCTTTAAACAAGTATCCACTAGAGTAGTTTTACCTGACGGTACTAAGCAATATGCTAAGACTATCTATAACGACCCAGAAAAATACTTTACATCTGATATTATGGATCAATTAGAAGTGGCAGCTAAGAAAGAGTATATGTATGGAGCTATAGATGAAGAACCTGTTTCCGATTCCGATGTTGTGGGAGAAGACTAGTTTAGATATACCTCTTATAAAAAAAGAAATACTAGAACATAGATCATCTAAACCATCAGATAAAAAAAATTATACTTCTTATTATGATGGCACTGTTATGCCTTTAGATTGTAACAGTGCTGTCTCTGATTGTATAATAGAATATAGCAATAGCTATCTTGATTCTATCTTTAAAGAAGGTAAGTACAAAGTTGATAGTGAGCATCTTAATATTTGGTATAATGTATATCAAGAAGGTGTTCAGCATAATTGGCATGATCATGGTAGAGCATTTATGTCCGGAACTATATATATTGAAATGAATGAATCTAGTGCTCCGTTTAAAATTAAATCACCTATGCATGCATTAATAAAGTCTTGGGCAGGAAATAATGTCGAACTACAAGGAAGGTTTAAACAAGAGTTGACATTTAGACCCGAAGTAGGTACAATAATAATGTGGCCTGGTTGGGT